AGATAATTCCAACCACTTGTTGCTAAATCTTGTGCTTCAATTTTATATTCTATTCCAACACGAGTAGTAGTTGAACCACCACTTGTTTGGTTTCCATTAGTAATCTTGTATGCTTTTCTGAATCCTAAAGTATAAGGTGTAGTGCCTGATGCAACGTCTACTTGTTCTTGTGATGGTGTTTCATCTGTACTACTTGTATATTTTGAAAATCTATCTACAGTTTCATAACCATTATTAGTTGTAGATGACGCACTTTTTTGAGCCACGATTACTGCTCCGTTGATTATTAAATTTCTAGCCTTACCAGCACCGCCTCCAACAGCACTAAAACTTAAATTACCCGATCCATCTGTAATTAAGGCTTCTGATGCATTGCCGTCTTGATTTGGGAGTTTAAATGCTACATCTGATGCTGCTGGAGCAGAATCAGGAGAGTTGAGTGAGACAACATTACCGCCTGAGTGTTTTAGTGATATTTTGCTCATAATTAACTAGGTTCAGTTGGAAAGGTAACAGAACTCATATCTAAATTACCATTTGCGTCTAATTTTGGCGATGCACTAGCGGGTAAATCTCTCAATGCTTGTCTATATGTTTTCCAAGAATCAGTGAGTGTTAAATCAGAACTTGCTCGCCAATCACAAGCTGCTAATAATTTATCTCTTTCAACTCTAAGCAGTCTCATAGGTTCTGCATTATTTAATCTAGTTACCTCTGCATCTATTTCAGATTCAGTTGGTGCTGTACCAGAACTTATCCAATTTAATCCAGAATATTCATCGCCTAACCAAGTCCATTCTGTATTTGGTTTAAGGGAATTTAACGCATTTATTTTTGTATAAATCATACTGCTACCTCATAACAAGTTAAAACTGCGGATTGATAGCCATTAGTAGTTGGAAATTCAACAGTACCACCATCATTACTTCGTATGTAAATTTTATATTCTGTTGCGTCTGTAGTATTAGGACTATCAAGATAACTAATACTACAAGGTACTTGTATTCTACTACTTTGACCATTTATAAATAGAAATCCATAGTTTTGATCTATAGAATTGCTATCATTACTTCCTTGCGGTGCAATATTGACAAATGAACCAGTACCAATTTTTCTATATACAGTAATAAATCCTACTCTTCCGTTAGCATCAGTATTAAAATCTCCTGTCATGTGAAATAAAATTTTGCTTGAACTTAAACTAGGTGTGATAGTTACGCTATTTGCTGTGGCTTGAAATGTAGTGCTTGTTGCAGCTAGTCTTGTATTTTGATTTGCAGAAACAACTTGAAGAATTTTACCGCCAACACCACTTGCTAATTTTCCAGCAGTGACAGCATTAGCAGCAAGCATATCTGCATCTACTATTCCGTCAGGCAAACCGCCTACCGAGATTCCTGTTAATATTCCTGATCCGTTGATTGCTATTGGCATAACTATAAGATAACAAGGATTGCGTTGTTGGGAATAGTAATTGTGACGTTATTATTAATTGTAGGCGAAACAGTATGTGCGTGTTTTCCAGCTCCAATTTCATAAGAAGTTGTTACAACTTGATCTGATTCAAAAAATACTTCATCTGTACCTCCCCCAGTAGCTCCAGCTCCACCCCCTAGTTGGCCCCATGCACCATTATTGTATCCTTCAAACTGATTTAATTGGCTATTGTGGCGTATCATTCCTACCGCTGGGCTACCATCACGCTGTGCTGTCGTGCCACTAGGTAAATTTAAAGAACTTGTATAGTTATGTAGTATTTTCCCTGTAAAAGTCCCACCACTTTTTGGCATTAAACCTAAATTTGTCTGTGTAATATCTCCAATCGTTGTAAATGTTCCTGTTCCAGAACTAACAGCAGTACAAATTTTTAGTAGATTACTACTACTATCAATATGCGGTTGGTATTGAGCTACATTCCCTGCACCCGAAGGATCTCCACTAGCTGAATTAAGTGTTCTTAGTGCTGATAAAATATTATTTAAAGATGCACGAACAGCAGCACCAGTGCCGTTAGCCGTATTAAAATTATTATCTGTTTCTTTAGTTGTACTATTGACTCTTGCCATTTTATAAATTATTTATTTTATCTTATCATCCCTTACCAAATCCGACAGCTTGATATGTGAAATTTCTATCAATCGAGGCATTTGAAGAATTTTTAAAGTGTACAGTAAACCCTGTTCCAGATACACTAGACACTTCAAAGTAATCTCCTGATGCCATATTCTGAGCATTAATACCAACAGAGGGCAAATTAGTATTTGCTCCTAATATGGAAGAAGTACCAACGAAAAAAGGGCTTTGGAACACTATTGACTTTGCCCCTGCTCCGCTTGCTGTTACATTACCTTGTTCTGTTCTTCGTTGTAATGATGCGGTGTAACCTAACTGAAAAACTCTAATATCTTGTGCCGTATCGTTACTAGTTAAATTAACTTTAAATTTAAATCCTCTGCCTTTATATGTACCATTCGCAAAAGTCTGAAAACTTGTATAAGTAGGAGATCCAGAAGGATCATCTTGTGTTACTGCAACAAGCATCTCAGCGTTTACATCTACAGCAGTATTACCATCAAAATCATTCATGCTATCTATTAAGCCTCTAGAATCAAATAAATCGGATGGATAAAAACCTTCTGTCAGAAAATGACGTTTTAAATCAAGACTAAAAACTGCACCTAAATCTAAAAAACTGCTTCCAGCTGCACCACCAAACTCATATGTACCAGAAGATACTATACCTCCAAAATCATCTAAAGAACCTACTAAATCAAAATTTTGAATATCATCGAAAAAACCAACACCTGCTAAATTTAAACTATTAGTAGTAGCGTCAAAAGCTACGTCAGTTTTTGTGCCTTGAAATTTAGGGACATCTAAATCTTCTCTTCTAGTAACTGCAACTAATGGAGCTAAATTATCAGGTAAATCTATAACAACGCTTGTTTCTCCAGAACAAAATCTTCCACCATCATCTTGAAATTTTAAAATATATTCTCCCTCTAAATAAGGGACTTCCGCAGTTGTCGTATTACCTGCAAGTGCCTGGATTAAATCTACAGAATTAGAAAATGTACCTGTTCCATCTGTCTTAGTAGAATGTCTGACATAAACTCTTCCTCCATGAATTACATCTACATCGCTAGATAAATTCCAACGTAATCTTACTAATTTTTCATTTATTGGCTCTGCTGTAAGTCCTGTAACATTAGATGGTAAAGCAGTTTTACCAATTGCATTAAAAGTAATATTAGATGATGTTGAACTTGTTTGTAACGCAGCGTTATAACTAAACACTTGTATTTCATATGTACCAACATCACTATTTAATATTTCAAAATCAGGAGAAGATACTGTCTGTGATACAAAGTTTCCATTATTAAATCTATAGTTAACCTGATACTGAGTGACTCCTATTACAGGTTGCCAACTAACTATTAATTTTGATACTGCTTGATTATTTATAACAACTATTTTCTCTTCAGCTTGTAAAGCATTTGGAGGATTTTTTGGAAGATTTAATATAGATATTGCTCTTGAAGGCAAAGAAGACCCATCTTCTATAAATGCATATTTAGCATCAACATAAGATAAAGCTGTTATTTCATAATTTATTCCACCTTTCTCTTCTACTGTTATTACTCTAAATTTTTGAGATTGTATAGTATCATTCGTTAACATCCAAACTGTATTTACATTTGGTGTTTGCGAATATGGACTATTAACTGTTATTACTGCTCCAGAGATAGAAAGTACATCTTTTTGCTCAAAAGTTCCATTTGGCAATATAACACTAAGTTTTGCATTATTTGATGCTGATAAATCTGTTGCAGAAGTGTTATCCACTGTTATTTGTGTGGTTGTCGCAGCAGAAACTCTTCCCCCTCTTCGTACACCTGATCTAACAGGATCAGCTATTTCTATAACAGCACCAGGTCTAACAACAACTCCAGAATCTATAGATGTTTTAAATGAGCAGACCTCAGATTCATTTTGCTCCGAGAAAAGGATTGCTCTTGCCAATCTTCGAGCTTGACCTCTGCTCGTACACGCATAACCTTTTACTTTTTTAATAATTATCCCAAATTTAGCTATAGCATCAGCATCTTCATAAACCTCATAGTCTATCTCCCTACTATCCATATTGAAATAGGAAACAGAAACAACTGTGTTGCGTGTCTTTAAACCACTTCCTGAGTAAGTAAACCCCTCAGATGTGACGTTTGATAAATTAAATAAATAACTTGCATCTTTTGGACTATCTTGGG